CCGGCCCCGGCAGGGGAATGGTTATTTCAGACGGACGGCCTTTTCACCGGTGAAGTCCTCCCAGCGCTGGACGATCACGTCCACATAGCGCGGGTCGTACTCCATGGTGTAGCACTTCCGGCTCAGCTGCTCACAAGCGATCAGCGTTGAGCCGCTGCCGCCGAACAGATCGAGCACGGTCTGCCCGGGCAGGGAGCTGTTTTTGATCAACCTGCCGCAGAGCACCACCGGCTTCATGGTGGGGTGCTCTGCATTGCGGGGCGGCTTGTCGCAGCGGATCACGCTGCTGGGCTTCTGGGTCAGCAGCTCCTGGGCTTTGATGGCCCACTCCAGCAGCTGGTCTTTCTTCATGTGCCGCAGGTCGTCCGGCTTTGCGTCGTCGATGACAGTGGTCTGGCTGCGGTCGTTGACAAAGTAGTGGTTTGCGCCGGGCTTCCAGCCATACAGGCAGGGCTCGTGCTGCCACTGGTAGTCGCTGTGGCCGAGAACGAGGCTGTTCTTGACCCAGACCAGACACCCGTGCAGGCCCCAGCCTGCCTTCCGGAACATGGCCCGGAAGGCCTCGCCCTCCGTGTCTGCGTGGAAAATGTACGCGCTGGCACCGGTGCGGCAGGCCTCAAAGGCCCGACTATATGCCTGAAGCAGGAACTGCCGGAACTGGCTTTCTGCCATGTTGTCGTTCTCGATCTTCTTGCCGTTCGAGCCCTGATAGTTCACGTTGTAGGGCGGGTCGGTGAGCAGCAGGTCGGCCA